AACAGACCACTTATCGAGCCTTGTCTTGACGCTTTCACCCTTACGGGCGTGGCAGACCAGCATGATGTGTATGTCCAGCCCTCTGGCTGCGTTTGCAAGCATATTAACGACAGCCTTCTGCCCGTTCCAATCATCAGATGCCATGCTCATGGTCATCAGGGAGTCCACCAGTATGAACTTTACCTTGAATTTGTCAACCGCATAGCGAATTACAGACCCAAGTGTTTTAGGGTCAACAGAACCATGCTGGTCATAAAAATATATTTTATCTTTTGACCATTGAGCAAAGGATAGAACGGGGGGCATGTCGGGGCGTGACTGCAAGCTACATTGGCGTATCATCCGGCTCACCTGCTGGGGTCCACTCATTTCTAAGCTGACTGCCATGCAGGGGTAGCCTTGATCGACGGCATTGATGATCACCTGAGAGGCGAATAAAGATTTACCGGCGCCGTTGATACCGGCTAGGACGGTTATTTCTTGCTCACGCAAGCGGAATACAGAATCAAAGAGGGGGAACGGTAGTTTGATACCGCTCATGTGGGTGCCATTGAGGAACCGATCTAGCACCTCATCTAGAAAATCTCCAGCCTCACGGACCTTTCTTTCTGCGTCCGTGATGCGCTCATATGGTTTTAGTTCTTCGCGCTCAATGAGCATAAGATTCGTTTCTCAGGTCATCGAGGTCGAGAAGGTGTTGGTGGTGGTCCATCTTGCGGTACACGACCATCAACTCATCAGCAAAGTTATTGAGTCGATCAGCGAATCGGCGCATTTCTTCTGCTGCGCTGTAGATTGTGTCCATGTCGGGAAGTATAGCATCTTCCTTCATGTCGTGGTGCATTTCATCGCACTCTGTTGCTGCTGATTTAAGTAGCATCTTTGCGTTCCTTTCGCACCGTAAATGCAGGGTACTCATTTTCTAGTTCCTCTTGTGTAAAGTGTTTAACGGGTGCCGGGCGTGGTGGTGGTCGCCACCAGTTCCGGTCTTCGCCGGACATCGGCACTGCCATCATGGCTGCTGCGTCCCATCTTATCGACGCCGGTCTGGCAGCATGAGTATAATCGCTACCACGATCCGATGCAACCCTGCGCGGATTCTTGCGAGTGTTGTCCACAAAAAAGGTGGGGTATTCAGACAGCCTCTGTAGCCTGTCGTATAACTTATACGCCTCAACCATTGCCAAATCACCATTCGCGTCCGGTGGTGCATTACGCTTGATGATTTGGATATGCCTGATCGCACGGCGCATCTGATTGTCGAATTCAATCTGCCTACCCTGACCAGAACTCCGTAGAGTCTCCGATACAATATTCCTGAGTTTTTGAAGTGATTTTTGATAGCTATGAAACTTTTTGTGGCGCATACATACTATAGGTATAACTACTTAACATGTTGAAAATAAAGGGAAAGGGGGATTTCTCCCCCCACCCTATCAGTCCTCAGAATAATCGCCATGGTACGGATTGGGGTCATCGTCAAACTGAGCCATGAGCATTTCGCCATGGGCTTCTGCGTGTGTGTCCGCTCCTTCTGCGGACGGTTGTGGTTTACGGGCCTTATCCATGTCAAACAGAAATGAATCCAGATGAAAGATAAGAGTGTCTACTTCATCCCTAGTCAAGGTTACAGGATTATCATGCAGCGCTAGGGTCAACTGCTGGTCCCGGTCGTGGTAGACGAGATTAAATGGCATCACCCGCTTAGTCATCGTCTTTCCTCAGATGTGGGTATCTCCACTTCCCTACAACACCGGCTTTGTGGTCCCATTCGGGGCCAACTTTGGTCATGGCAGCATTCTTAACGGACTGCTCGTACTGCCAGATGGAGTTTGCTGCCTTGTTGTAGGTTGAGTAGAATACATCACCCTCACAGTCAATGAACTCACTCACAAAGTCCTTGCAAGCTGCGTTCAATGCAAGCTGTTTTTCTTCGACGTCAGTCTTGTCGAAATCTTTCTCAGCCTGTTTTTTGAGTCGAATCTTCATTTCTTCAAATTTCACTCCATTCGTTGAGGTTGTACCATGCCCAATTTCCCGCTTTATCCTTCTTAAAGGGGACATTATCGGACGCTAAATATCCCTGTTTGGAATCTGATAAGATCACAAGTCGTCGGACCTCATGGCCCGTTTCCTTGTTTTTGAGTCGTACTGTTTGACCTCTTGATCTCATAAAACGAATTCTACAGAAGTGTTATGCATAATGCAAGGTTTAAAAGTGGTAATTTCATGGTATTGGTGGGAATGGAAGGATTCGAACCTTCTAAGCCAGTGGCACCAGTTTTACAGACTGGCCCAATTCACCATCATTGGAGCATTCCCTTAAATGGGATAATACATCATTGAACGGTCTATATCTACCCACAATGTATTTATTCAGCATAAGAGTTGCCCGATTATTGATTTGTGGTTCTAAACACTTACTATCTTTTCCAGAATTTACAGTACCTAACCACTCAAAAATATCGGATGTTGGGTAGTCGTTTGTGTAAACCTGTTTAACATACTCGTACCTACCTAACTCAAAATAACCCTCATTTGTTCTTGGGTTTGGGTTTTTGTAACCCTCTCTTATAGCCCAAATGGTATCAGTTTCGCGGACAGACTCTATCATTTCTTTTTCGGGGGTTTGGTTTCGTTCGCAGCTATCAAAAAATACAGGTTCTCTAGAATATGCCCAAGATTTTCTAGCGTGAGGCCACCGTACTGGCTTAATTAGGGCTATATCCACATTTGGAAATTCATCATCTGTCACTAGCCTAAAATCGCTATCATCTTCTAAAATTGGAAGAGAGTCTGGGTCTTGATCATCCATGGGACCATTACTGCGCCATCTTGTAAATTCTAGTATTGCCTCTTCTAGCCTAGATTGCTTATGCTCTTCAGGGGAAGTCCCGCGAGGGATACACCTGTGCACTCTATTAAATGGGGACCGTCCCTTATCATATTTATCCTCATACCAATTCCACCATTCGTATTTCACCCACTTATCCATAAACCCTGAACCATCAACCACCCATATAATACCACCGCCATATTCGGTGTAGAAATCTTCCCTTTCCCTGATTTCTTCTGATGAAATATTAGAGTGCTGAAATTCTATGACAGGCCCGTTTGGTATCTTGATATCGGCCCGGTGAGTTTCCCCGGTGGTATCAGATTTTATGGTGATTTCTCGCCACTCTGGTGGGAATAGGTTTTTCCATCCTCTGTGCCACTCTGTTTCAGCTTCTGCCCATGTATCACAGTCAACACCGGTCATGTGTGCCCAATGTTGTATGTTTATCTCGCCGCATTTGCTTAGAACTTCACCACCACAACCGGGACATTCCGCACGTTGGCCTGTAACTTCTGCCATTGACTTAATGCCGTTAAGTATTGCGTACTGCATATAGTTTTCCCTTTGAAATCATATAGTTAAGTAGTTATTCCTAATATAGTTAGAGAGGTAATGTCTTAATATAAACTATTTCTGTATATATTACAATACATATTATATAATATATATAAACCTTATATATAATAATTAATATAAGTCTTATATATATTAATTATAAGGCCTGTGGATAAGTGGATAACTTTAGACTTTGCGTTATGTTTCATCGAGTTATGTTAATTTTAGCCTGTGGATAACTTTGCGTTGTGGATAGATTAGACGAAAAAAACCGGCGTCGTGAGTCGCGTCGACGAAACCTTGCCCACAAGCAAAGTCCGTACAGCAAAAAGGGGCATTCTCATAAATCCGCGCGTGACTACAGACGGTCGGAGAAATACCCCCCACAATATGACCTAGACTAGGCCGTAGGACGGACTACAAAGCCCGTGGTGTCGTTTTTAGCGTTACCTTTGGCCGTAAGGCCTACCACGACAAAATGGTTATTATAGCCGGGTATATGGTTTCGCTTGTCGAGAAAGCGCAAGTCTGAATCATCGCCATTGACCACATTGTAAAATTTGGTCTGATACTTGGCAGACTCAGATTCGAATACTACTGCCATGTTCTGGTCTACTCGCTTGTCGCGCCATTTCTTTACAATGGGTTTATACGACTCGACACCAGAATAAGAAAACGTCAAATGGTAATTATCCGGTAGTTTGTGACGTGTTGGCGCTTTGGTGTAATCGTAAAATTGCGTTCGTGGAAACCGTTCGAAAATGGTCAGCCCATACCCTATATGCTCATTTTCCCATGGGATATCAGATGTGCCATTGAGTCTGACCACGAGTGTTAAGCCCATACGTCTCGCTTTCCGAATAGCGCGCCACATTTCAGACACGAGCAGTGTATTAAACTCATCACGGTATTGGTGATACATGAGTGTCTTGCGAATTCGCGCCTTTTGCACGTTGTCGAATTTGCCACGCCCGGCAGTGTTTAAACACGGGTCTTCACATTGTGCCAAACAAGCGAATGGACACATTTGGTAGCCGGATAGTCTAGCCGGTGCCAAGTACATAATAGCGGTCAGATACCCACGTTTTTCGCCTTTGGGGGTTTTCCCATTGTCAAACGTGAACAATTGCGTAGGTAGTTTCTGGAATAACGGGTCATTTACGATTAAATCCGCAACACGTTCTGCGTGTGGTCCTGTCAATAAATCTGGATTAAATATCATTTTTTCGGTCCTATGGTCAGAAGAATAAATACCAAAATAGTGAACCAAATGGGTGACGTGATTGTCACCCAAATGATTGTCTCGATTACCGCATTGATCATTTAGTCCCCCATGATCTGATTTCCCGATTCGGCAATAATGCCACGAAATCGGCAGTTTGTACAGCATCGGCATAGAATCCGTCATAACCATTACTGGTGATTTTCACAAACTGGTCATATTTGAACGGATTGTATGACACGAAATGCTCCGGTATTGCCGGCTTTGGATTGTCGACAACGTATCCCGTGACGGTAGCATGGACATTTTTGACACCAGTTCGCCGGACTTTTTCCCGCCCGGCTGGTGCTACGTTAAACCGGACATCCCGCAGCACGATTGAATCCACATGGTCGATAACACGACCAGATTGCCGGACAGAATAACATCTCTTGTGTAGGTTCCAATAAACTTGCACTCGTTTCATGGTTATAACTCCGTAGTGATGGGTTGAACCTTGACACGGTAGCCAAGGCTTTTAATGCGGTCGATAGCGTACGGCGTCAATGTCTCAGTATCCGCGATACTGGCAAAAATCCGCGCTTGTGAACAGACCGGATAGATCAGATCGCGACCGTAGACTGACTTAATAGTGACAATGATTTCCATCACGATATTGTCCTATTATCGTCGGTATAGGGTTGGTCGGCAGACTGCCAGCGTTCAAACTGGGTGATAGCTCCGGCTTCTGTAGACCACGCAGAATCTCTCATAATGTGTGCCGGGAACTGACCACGCAGCCCGTTCACAATTTCACCAGAATCATAGAGATTGTACACTTGGCAATAGGCCTTAAACTCTCTCATGTTCATCTCAGTATTGACGATACAGTATTGTGTATAGGGATGGTCGATATCCTCTACTCTACGTTGGTCCATTCTAATTACAGTGACGGTCATATTGTGTATTCCATAGTAGTGTGTGACTGACCGAACTATACAGACTGTTTAGAGGGATGTCAACAGGGTCTTTACTGGGGGGTTCAATGATATCGCAAGTGGACACACACACAGCAGTTCAAACCAACCGAACCGGTTCGTGTCGTACTGTTTAGGTTCACCAACTAGAACCATCCGACCAGACCGTGATGTGGCGTCGATAGCGTGCTGTGACTCGACTCGACTGAAGATCAAAGAAAGACCGCACGCGTGACGACCCCCACCGGACCCCCATCACTTTTTTTTATATTATATTATATTGTATACACAAACCGGAGGGTATTTCTACCTAACATAAGCGTTCTCTAATGGATAAGATAAAGGAAAGACTCGCACAAATAGCGCAGGAAGCTATTGCTCAGAATCCACAGAATGAGGCCGCTAGACAGGTTTTGGACTCATTGTGGCAGATGCCATTAAATGTTGCTGCTGAGATACTGAAGGCTGTAGGTGGGACCGCTGTTACTATGGGACCGATGGGTTCTGGTAGTTATGGGGAGCGGAAAGATGCTTTAAATCAAATCCTTGCCATGGATACGGGAATTCCGGTAAATGAAGCAACCATGGAGGGATTGGGTAATTTAGCTGCTGGTGGTGAAGTGCTTGATATCCCATTCCGCGCTCTTGAGGAAGGGGTTGAGAACATAACCGGTAGTGATGCCGCAGGGGATGCGGCTTATTGGGGTAGTCAGATGGTTGGACCCGGATTGGTGAAAGGGGCTTTAAACCTTTTCTCCAAGTTTGGTAAAACTGTAAGTAAGCATGTGGGTATTGATCAAAGACCACAGGGTGATATAATCTCTAAGGGGGTTACAGGGGTAACAAGACGTAGGGGTGGTCATTACGGTGAGCATCCATTTGATCGTGCTTCTCAAGGGGCTGAGAGCGCCATGAGAGCGACTGCAAGCGCCATAGAGGGGATCATGAGTCCACAGGCCGCCGCTATTATGAAAAAGCATGGAGTGGCCCCTGTAGCGGTTAGAAGGATTCAGTCATCCAGAAAGATTCTTGATAATCCAAATGTAAAAGCTGAGACTAAGAAACATGCGGAAAAGGTTCTTATAGCAGAACTGCGTAAGGTTCAGGCTATGGTTTTAAAAGAGGGTAAACCTGTTTCTCCAGAACTGGCTCAAATAGTGGAAGCCTACCACCCAAGAAAGATTGAGGTTACTGGCGTACCAAAGCCTAAGCAGTTGCAGACGGTATTGGAAGGAGATATTCCCCTACCAGAACTAAGGTTGCTTATAGATGATATGTCTAAGTATGTTGATGAGGGAAGGCCTAATATCTATGCATTTGGCGGAAACCCGCAACAAACGGCAATGAGTGGAACTCGGCACAGTAAGATATTATCTGAGAATCCGGCAGAATTGTTCGTGACAAAGAATTCAACCTATGATATGATAGGTGATATATGGTCTAGAATCTCTGAAGGGCAGAGATTTGATACCATCCAGAATAAATGGTTTCCAAAGCCAACCACCGGAGCGCATGGGAAAAGAGTAACAAAGTATAATTCTCTTGATCCGATGGAGTTTAACTCAGACACTATAAATAAAATTATGGGGTCTAAGACAAAAGCTAGGAAAAAGGTATTAAAAAGGGAAGCAGAAGAGAAGTATCCTCTAGCCTCTAGATTCAAGAAGGGGTTTTCTAGAATACAATCCGAGAATGTTGGCGCTGAAACCGTGAAGATTAAGGGGAAGGATCACATCCTGTATCATTCGGTCCGTGGCTCTGATGACCCTCTGTTAGCCAGTACACCGGCCGCATTATTGCTGAACCCCAGAACGGGAACGACTAGAGTTTTAGCTTACGATGAATTTGATCTTGGTAGTGGTCTTACCAAAAGAGTGCTTGAAACCGGCTTTAAGAAAGGATTCTGGACTGTAAACAGTGGAACCTTTACTTATCCTGATTCTATACTAAGAAGGGTAGGGGTCAAGAAAAGACCTAAAGAAAAGGCCATAGAGTATACACAGCCTGATCCAAAGATGTACGAAAGGATAGACGAAATGCTGGATGTTTCTCCCGCTAAAGAATGGGGAAAACGAGCAGTGATCCCATCAACAATAGTAGGTACTAAAAAGAAAAGAGATGAGAACCGCAAAGCAAGAAACATTTATTGAACAGTATTGCCTTCATGGTAATGCCGCTAAAGCTGCGACCACTGCTGGTTACTCTCATCCCAAACAAAGGGGTCATGAGCTAAAGAATCAGTTTGAGATCGAGATTGAGGAGCGCACCAAGAAGATGATCATGGATTGCGTCCCCGGTGCCTTAACCCAGCTTAAATCCCTCTCAGAAGGCGCTGAGAGCGAGTCTGTGCGACTTGGAGCAGTAAAGGATATACTGGACAGGGCTGGCCTTAAACCGACTGAGAAGGTCAAAACAGAGATTTCCCATGTGGAGACTGCATCTACTGATGAACTGAAAAGAGAACTGGAGGCTCTAACAGGGTCTAGCTCCATATCGGAAATACCTGATCTGGTGAACTGATGTGGCTACCCCTAAAGGTACAAAAGCGACATTACGATCACTAGATGAGATCAAGAGATTAGAAAAGGAGCTTGGACTAAAGCCAAAACCCTACGACCCTACTAAACAGGGAACTTGGCAAAGCCAACGAAGCAATAGAATAACTAAGACCTTATCTAATAAAAGAAAAAGAGCTACGCCAGAACAACGGCAAAAGGAATACGATAAAAAGATTGCTGATAGAGCTGACCCAATAAAAGGGGAAGAGGTAAGGGCGAAAGCTAGAGAGGATTATAAAAAACCTCATGTAAGAGCGAGTAAATCTAAACATTCTACTAGGAGAAGAGAGAGGGAGCGGGGTGCTAAGAAATCTATAGGGATATTAGACGCAGGAAGAGAAACAGAATTAGATCAAATAAGACAAGCTCCCGGAATTTTTAACTGGAGAGATACCAAATCTGCACCTTCTGATTATTATCCAGAAGGTAAAAATATTCCTTATTTTGAGACTGAGCATGATATAGATGTTGCTAAGGGTGGTGGAGACTGGGATGTAAAAAGGGATCGGCCTAATATTTATACAGTAGATAGACCAACTCATGCAAGGATAACAAAAGCTACTGAGCAGGGTAAGGATGCATTGGCTCAGGATATGAAGAGTAGGGCTAGGCTTCCAACTGTTACAGGTCCAGCTAGGGATGTCGTGATGACCCCTAAAAAATTAAAGTCTCTGATGAATTTAAAGAGCGTGATGCCTTGGCTAACCATCCCATTAGCCTATGCAGCAACATCACTTCTTCCAGAACAAAAGGCTATGGCCGCTGAAGACGTTCTAAGTTTACTCGATCCGCTTGGACTGCCTAGAGGCGGGAGATACTCTAAAACTCCCGGGTCCGCTGAATTTAATGCACACTTACCACCATACTTGAGAAGGTTAAAAGACGCCACTTGGGGCGGTGGATTACACAGGTATTAGTATGCCAATACAAAGATGTAGTTTAAAGAGCGGTAAAAAGGGCTGGAAGTGGGGCAAGTCCGGCAAATGTTATCCTACAAGAGAAGGAGCATTAAAACAAATGAGGGCAATCAAAGCTAGTCAGAAGCGGGGTTGAAGTATCTAAACAAAGATATTGAGATGGGACATAGCAGAGCAGAATTAGAACAAGCAGTTGAGATAGCTAGGGAGATCAGGCAGCGGGAAAGGTTTAACAAGATCGACTTCTACGATCCCTACCCCTACCAACTAGCGTTTCACGAAACAGGAGCAGATTGCAATCAGCGTCTACTGATGGCCGCTAACCGAATAGGTAAGTCCTATTGTGGTGCGGCAGAGGTGTCCTACCATCTTACTGGGCTATATCCCAAGTGGTGGAAAGGCCGTAGGTATACCCAGCCCATTACTGCGTGGTGTGGTGGGGTATCCAACGAGACAACGAGAGACATTGTACAGGCGGAGTTATTGGGTTCTCCAGATGACCCGGAAGCCTTCGGTTCAGGTTCTATACCTAAAAAAACAATAATTAAAACCGAACGCAAACCCGGTGTCCCTAACGCCAAATCGGTCGCCCTAATCAGGCACGTTAGCGGTGGGAACTCTTCTTTATTCTTCAAGGCCTATGAGATGGGCGTTGAGAAGTGGCAGGGTAGATCAGTAGATTGTGTCTGGTTGGATGAAGAGCCTAGCCGTGAGCTATACAGCCAAGCGGTGACAAGGACGCTAGATAGACGGGGCATGGTCTATATGACCTTCACTCCAGAAAATGGAATGACAGAAACTGTAGCTTCCTTTATGAACCGTATCCAACCCGGCCAATCCCTGACTAACGCCACATGGGATGATGCCTCTGAGCGGATCATGTCTATGCTTGGAAATCCGGGCCACCTCTCGGAAACTGTGATGACCCAGATTCTCTCAGCATACTCCCCACATGAAAGGGAGATGAGGCGATACGGAAGACCCTCAATCGGCTCTGGTCTTGTCTTCCCTGTATCAGAAGAAGAGATAATGATTGATCCGATAAAGATAGAGGATCATTGGCCCAGAATAGCAGCAATAGATTTTGGTTGGGACCATCCAACCGCAATGGTTTGGTGTGCTGTAGACAACGAGAGCGAAACCTTTTACATCTACGATTGCTACAGAGCGTCCAAAGCAAGTCCTACGGTACATGCACAAAACATACGAATGAGGCCGCATTTCATTCCCATAGCCTACCCGCATGACGGAAATCGCAGGGATAGTATGGGGAACCCCGGACTAGCTGACCAGTACAGAAACTTAGGTTGTAACTTCTTACTGGAACATTTTACTAACCCACCAGCTTTGGGTGTTAATAAAGGATCAAACTCCATAGAAGAGGGTTTGATGGCAATGCTTCAAAAGATAGAAGCCAAGAAATTTAAAGTCTTCAGCACCCTTGGTGACTGGTTTGAAGAATTCAGAATGTACCACAGAAAAGATGGAAAGGTAGTTCCTTTAAGGGATGACCTTATGAGTGCAACTCGATATGCGTTTCAATCCCAGCGTTTCGCTGTAGCCGGGGAAGACCCCTCATGGACAGCGGATGTAGAATATAGGAATTATGGAATAGTTTAATGGCTAAAGAAAAAATCACAGACGAAGAACTAATCACTAGAATCCGTAGTGAAGTTACGGGTGCGCTTGGCTATATGGGCGACACCATCTCTCAGCAGAGAGAACAAGCCATGCAGTATTACTATGGACTTCCCTTTGGCAATGAAGTGGAGGGTCGTAGTCAGTTCGTTGACTCAACAGTACAGGACACTATAGAGTGGATTAAGCCTTCTCTGATGCGTGTGTTTGCGTCTGGGGATGAAATGGTTAAGTTCACCCCTCATGGACCGGAAGACGTTCCAATGGCTAAACAGGCTACGGACTACGTTAATTACGTCTTTACAAAAGACAATCCGGGTTGGGAAATCCTTTACTCTTGGTTCACAGACGCTCTATTATCCAAGAATGGAATTATAAAGGTCTGGTGGGAAGATTATGAAGAAGAGGAGCGCGAAGAATATCGTAATTTAGACGAAATGTCTTTAACCATGTTACTCTCTGATGACGATGTTGAGGTAATAGAACATACGGAAATTATAGAGAATGAGCAGCCTTATCACGATGTAGTGATAAAAAGAAAGAGTTATGATGGCCGGATAAAGATTGAGAATGTACCACCCTCTGAATTCCTTATTGCCAGAGAATCAAAAAATATACAGGATGCCCGGTTTGTTTGCCATCGGGTTTTAAAGACATTATCCGAACTGAAGGAAATGTATCCTGATGAGGATTTAGACCCGGAAGAATTAGGTGCTGGTGCAGAGGATATGACGGACTTCTCTGCGGAAAGGCTTGAAAGATACAAGTTTGACAAATCAGCAAATTATTGGGAAGGCTGGGGTGATGCTGGATTCGCTGAGGAAGAGGGATTAAGAACATACTGGCTGTATGAGTCATTCCTTAAAACTGATTATGACGGTGACGGAATTACCGAACTGAGAAAGATATGTAGCGTTGGAGATAAGGTCTTAGCCAATGAAGCCATTGACAAGATTCCCTTTGTCTCCCTGACTCCTGTAAAAATCCCGCATAAGTTCTTTGGCCTGTCCGTAGCTGATCTTGTTATGGACCTTCAGCTAATGAAAAGCACTCTGATGCGAAATTTGATGGACAACATGTACAACCAGAACTTTGGTCGGTACGCAGTCCTTGAAGGCCAAGCTAATCTTGATGACTTGCTCACACAAAGACCGGGCGGCGTAGTCAGGGTCAAATCCCCCAACGCTGTTACCCCTCTGGCTACTCCCGCCCTTGAACCCTACTCATTCCAGATGCTTGAGTACCTCGATGGGATAAGAGAGGCTAGGGCTGGTGTATCTAAGATGTCACAGGGGCTTGATGAGAACGCACTTACATCACACACGACAGCCACTGCTGTCAACGCTGTTATGGGTGCCGCACAAAGCAGGGTAGAATTAATCGCTCGTAACTTTGCTGAGACTGGTGTAAAAGACCTGATGATCTGTATCTACGAACTGCTACACAAGAATCAGGATAAAGAGCGTACTATAATGTTACGCAATGAATGGGTTCCTGTTCGACCGGATGTGTGGCGCGATAAGTATGATTGTACTGTCAGCGTTGCTCTCGGTAGCGGAAACAAGGACCAGCAGATGATGCATCTTTCTCAGATGCTACAGTTCGCTGGTGAAGCCATGAAGGGCGGACTACCTATAGTCTCTATACAGAATATGTACAATCTGGGCGCTTCACTTGTTAGAGCAATGGGATTCCAGAATGTCGATGATTATTTGACGGACCCATCCAGATTGCCACCGAAACAAAATGAGCAACCATCACCTGATGAACAGGCTAAGATGATGGAGGCACAAACAAAGCAAGAGGAGTTGAAGATTAAAGCCGCAGAGGTTCAGATTAAGGCCCAAAAGATTCAACAGGAATATCAGAAGTTACAGATAGACAGCAGCTTAAAACAACAGGAGATTAATCTTGAGCGCGAACAGAACCGCGCTGTAGCTATAGGTAGAACATGACACCAGATGAAAGGGAGCGAAGAGCGCACTCCCTAATAAATGACCCGCTCTTAAATGAAGCATTTGAAACACTGAAAGAGGATTTAATGAATCGCTGGAGTCATAGCGGTTCAACAGATTTGGAGGCCAGAGAGTCTATCTGGCTTGCAATGCGACTGCTTGACAGAATCCATGGGCATATAAACTCCATAGTAGAAACTGGACACATGGCCAAGGTGATGGAAAAGCAACACCCATACATCTGATAGAGGAATTTAATTATGGCGGATACGCAAACTGCCCCGCAACCGGCTGGAGTTCAGCCACCCCCCGCGCCCGGAGGAAGTATAGCCGAGGCGCACGAAGCATTACTTGGTATAATGGACACCGAAGGGGAAATCCCAGAGGAAAAATCCGAAGCTGAGGAAGCACAACCTACCGAGGAAGAAGAGTCTCAACCCGAAACGGAAGACGAATCATTTGAGGAGGAAACCGAAGAGGAAGACGAAGAGGAAGAAGTAGAAGAATCTGAGGAAGAATCTGAGGAACCGGAAGGTGAAGAGGAAGAGGAACTGTATGCTGTCACCGTAAATGGTGAAGAGGTAGCAGTAAGCCTTGACGAACTTCTTAGCGGCTATAGCCGACAATCCGACTACACTCGTAAGACGCAGGAAGTAGCTAATGATCGAAAGGAAATAGAGGTACTGCAACAGCAGTATAACTCTGAAGTACAGCAGATTCAGCAAGAGCGTCAGCAGTATGTGGAAGCTCTAACCAACATGATCTCCAATCAAGGTAGTGAGTTAGAGAAATATTCCAATATAGATTGGAATGAACTGAGGGAATCTGACCCTATAGAATATGTAACCGTTAGGGAACAATATAGAGAAGCTCAGGAAAGAGTTCAAGGTATGCAATACCAACAGCAACAAGCGTTGCAAGCACAGCAAGCCGAAATGAATAAGGCTCACCATCAAATGGTGCAAGCTGAAACAGGTAAGCTAATCGAGGCTCTTCCAGAGTGGGGTGACTCAGATAAGAAAAAAGAACTTTCTTCAAGCCTACAATCTTATGCAAAAGATCAAGGGTTTAGTCAGGAAGAACTTAACAGTCTGGTCGACCATCGTTCTATATTGGTCTTGTTAAAGGCTCAAAAATACGACCAATTACAGAATGCAGATGTAAAGTCTAAGAAGCTAAAGAACAAGCCCAAGGTTATTCGCTCCGGTAAGGGTGCATCTACAGGGGAGAACACGAAGTCAAAACGTACTGCACAAATGAAACGACTTCGGCAGTCAGGTCGCGTTGATGATGCGACTGCGCTGCTAGAGGATTTTGTAGACTTTTAACTAAAGGAGGGAAATGCTATGGCAGTTCCTACGAATACTAGGGAAACCTATGGCGCCATAGGGGTCAGAGAGGACCTTAGTAATATTATCTATAACATAAGTCCTATGGACACACCATTTGTAAATGGTTGTGGCCGTGGTTCTTGTGATAATACTCTGTTTGAATGGCAGACAGATGAGCTAAAGACAGCCGCCAGTAACATGCAGGTAGAAGGTAACGATTACACTTCAACTGCTGCTACTGAGCCACGCCGTCTGAGCAACTACACCCAAATCTCCGCAACTCAGGTCCAGACATCTGGCACTGCCGAAGCGGTTGATTTCGCTGGGCGTAAGTCCTCACAGGCTTATCAGCTTGCCAAACGCGCCAAAGAAATGAAGCGTGATATGGAGTTTATGTTGCTTGAAGGTACAGTGAAGTCGGCTGGCTCTTCTGGTGCTGCTAGAAATACCGCTTGTTTTTCCACTTGGATCGGTACAAATAGTGGCTCAACCTCACCCGTTATAGCGGCCTCTACTGGCGCTGGTTTAACCAACAATGGTTCTACGACCTACCCAGATGGCACGACAGAGGCAGGTACGGGTGGTGCTGACACAGCTATTACGCTTGCGATGATCAACACCTGTGTTGCCCGTATTTGGGACTTGGGTGGATCACCTGACACCATCTTGTGTAAGAGTGATGTAAAACAGACTATCTCCAG